TAAAGCGAATCGCTAAACTATAAATGCAATAACATCCAGCAGACTTATTTTTAATGGTTAATTACTTGTTGGATTTTTTTCGTGGATATTTTTTTCTCTTGGAAGTCGTTTCAGGTAATACAGCACCAGTTATAATATAATGAAGAGTTAAAGGGCTATTAGGTTGATAACCGTATGGTTGTTTAGATTTTCTTTGACGCTTGTACATCAAAGCTATATTTATACTTACTTATCTTTAAAATACTTTTCTAGTCTTCCTTGTTCACCTGAGTGTTTTTCGTATTCAGGTAAAGGATCTTTCTTTTCAGTGATTACTGGCCATTCTCTTGACCACTTATCATTAAATTCAACCCACCTTTGTCCTTCTTCTTCTACGTCTGATAATATAGCACCCTCAGGACACTCAGGTTCACATACACCACAATCTATACACTCGTCAGGATTAATTACTAACATATTCTCTCCCTCGTAGAAACAATCTACAGGACACACTTCAACACAATCAGTGTGTTTACACATAATACATTTATCATTTACACTATATGTCACTTTAACACTTTTTACAACAATCGTCTGTACCACAATTATCATGTTCTTCTTCTTCTAGTTCTTCTAATCTTCTTTGTTCTTGTTCTTCTCTAAAGCCTTCCATTAATACTTCATGTAAAGACTTCTCTCTATCAAGTCTTTCTTTCTTATGCAACCTGGACTGTTTAAGACCAATCGCCAGTATCTTTTCTTCTTCTTCTATTACTTCGTGGAAATACTTCTTTGTCATACTTATATTTAGTCAGGCTCACTACTTTTATATATAACGGTGTGCGTCCTCCAAAGGAAGCTCCATATACCTAGGAAGGCATACTTCTAAATAATACAATGGACTTACAAGATGATAGGCCTCCCGATAGGGTCAGGCAAATCAAAAATATTGTATTACTATTCTTTTTAATATACTTTGTTACCTATTGTACGGTAAACAAGTTAGCGCCGGACTCGGATTCTCTTAAAACCTCAGAGTTTAAACATAATGTAAGTAACTACCAATTATGTACTTTGATTCTAGTTTAGGTTTATAACCAGCGTGTAGATATGTCCATGTAGGTGGAAACATTAGTAAACGACCTGCCTTTGGATAGACTTGCATATCGTATTCACTAAAAGAAGTTCTACCGTCAAAGTTACTATTTAAGTATAAAAAGAATACTAAAAATCTTCTAGCACTATTATAGTCGCCTACATCTACATGTTCTTTAAATTCATCTTTATCATTAGGTAAATATCTTTTAAATCTTATTTGTTCAAAACCGTACTTATCTGGCCATTGTTTTTCTTTTACATTACAATCTTGTTTATATCTGTCAACATAAGGTCTTAATGCAGAGTACACACCTTGTACCTGATTTGACCAATCTTTATGTTGATTAATATTAATTTCTGTAAAGTGTCTATGATCATTTAAATCAGTAGAAATGTGTTGGTCTTTATTAGACTCAAACTTTTCTATTAGTGTATTGCAGTGTTCTTGTGGCAATACATTATCATAGACTTTAATATATTTTTTCATGTTCTTATAATCCAATACCCTCATGTCTGAAATCAACAATTGGCATAAAATCATAAGCGTATTCATTATCAGGTAATGCACCTGACATTTGAACATGACAATCATTTTTCTTTCTATTATCAAAGAAAGTCTGTAACGTCTTCTTTAAGTTTGTTGCCATTTGTTCATGTATTGAAACATTAAACTTAGCAAACAATGTACCACACATAATAGTACAATCAGTAGCACTTTCAGCTAATGCTAACTTCATTATGTCTTTTCTTAATTGAATAGACTCGTTTTTATCATCAGCCATTTCTTGACCAATAATTTCTTGTTCTCTCAACTTATTATATTCTTGTGGTGTCATATTATCCTTTCTGTTATTTTAAATATAATGGACCTGTCCATTGAATTGGGTAATTACCAGTAAGTACATTACCTCTGGCAGAGTTTAAAGCAGGTGCATTAAAACCAGCAGCTTTTAATATATCACCTTTTTTAAAGTGTTTAAAATCAGTTTTACAAACAAAACAAAATACACCGTTTTCTTGTACAACTTTAATATACTTTTTTCCTTCTCTAACAGATGTTTTTGAATCCCATTCATCAATTTGTTGTTTAGAATAAGATGATGTACCATCGCCTTTGTATGACCATTTTTCATAATCAAGTTTAGCACCAGCCATCATGTTTTTAATACCTTGTTCTAAATTGTCAGCAGTTTTATTTACATTTATCATAGTGTTTTCTCCTTTTTTGTTTATCTGTAATATATTGAAAATGTGTCGGCACCATTCATATGACAAAATGATTGTGGTCTGATATAGTGCATTTGTAAACCAGTTTTATATTGTGTTTTAAAGCCAGATTTACCTCTGTATCTGTATCTAATCTTTTTTGCATTTTTTTGAGCAGATACTTCTTTGAAATAACTTAAATATTTAATTGGTATATTTGAAGCAATACATTGACCAACAGATGTCAAGTGTTTAATCAATAGTGGATTTACTACTTTATCAAATACTTTTTTTTGTCTTGTTTTCATAGTTATTGTCCTTCTTTCATTGTTAATAGGGTTATTATACCAGAAATAATCATAAATGTCAAGCAAATAATAAACATTGTCCAATTATCATTTCCCATACAATGACCGCCACAATCCTCGATTGAACCAACTGCTAAAATAGCAGCTAAAATTGTTGTTATACCAAAAAATGTATTCATAGTGTTTCCTTTCTAAATATACGAATATTATATCACAATTCAAAGTAGAAAGCAAGCAAAAAATACAAAAAATGAAGAAAAAATACGCTTTTTTTGCTGTCTGTTCGCTTTTTGTTCTTGTCTCTTGCTCAAAAACCGTTGAAAATTGTAGAATTGCGCCGAATTACGAAAAAATTGGCGAATCAGTAGTTAAAAATAAAGAAAATATTAGCGAATCAGAGTGGCGAGCAGCTAACATGAGCTGTAACTTCTAATATAAATAGTATTAACATGAAAAATTGTAAAAATTGCGGACATAACTGTCATTGTGGAACATCCTGTACACAGGAACACAAAGATGGCGATAATAAAGACATTTTAATACTTTGTTGTAATCATTGCCGTTGCGATTCGTACATTGATGAAGAAAAATATAATATAGAAAGTTAATTTATGCCAAAAATGAGATTATTTAAGTTTTGGAACGCAGATGGCGTTGAAAAAGAAAAAGAAGATATAAGTTTAAAAAAAGCAGTAAGGTCTGTACAAGACAATTTTAAAGACAAGATGATTAGTGTTGAATATATCAGTAAAAAAGGTAAAGAGATGTGTCATTCTATAGTAATACCAATTGGTAGAAAATTAAGACAATCAATTTTACAAGAAAAAAGAAGATTAGCATTAAAGGCTAAAAATGCCGGCAATTAGTAGAGTAGGTTTAGATCAACATGTAGGACATGCTAGTCCTACACCTAACCCTTTTCATTTTTCAGCATATGCAGAAGGTTCAGAAAATGTATTCATCAATAGTGCAAAGACTGTAAGAGTAGAAGATAAAACTTCGTGTGGAGATCCAGCGGACGCAGGTTCACCAAATGTTTTTGTTAATGGTAAAAAGGTGCATAGAAAAGGTGACGCAACAGCAGGTCATGGATCTTGGGTTCCTAATAAATCAGCAAGTGGCTCGCCAAATGTTTTTGCAAATGGTTAGATAAACATTATAAATATTACAGTTATGTCAATATACGATTCACAGTCTCAAAGTAAAAGTACAAGAAACTCTAGACAGTTTAGAGATATTGACTTAGACTTTACTAGAAACACAGTGACAAATGATGTAAATGTTGTTGAAGATGTAGTTGCTGTAAAAAGAGCGTTAAAAAATTTAATACAAACTAATTTTTACGAGAGACCTTTTCAACCAGAATTAGGATGTGGTATAAGAGAATTGCTTTTTGAAAACTTTACACCAATGACAAAAGTTTTTTTACAGAGAAAAATTGAAGAGGTCATAGTTAACTATGAACCTAGAGTAGAATTACAAAATGTTACTGTTGATGATGACCAAGATAGAAATAGACTTGTAATTGATATTTATTTTTATGTAGTAGGTGTGCCAGGTCCACAAGTAGTGCAAACATTTTTACAAAGGGTAAGATAATAAATGTCAAACAAAATAATAGTTTCAGATTACGATTTTGACGCAATTAAAATTAATCTAAAATCATTTTTACAAGGTCAAACAGAATTTCAAGATTACGATTTTGAAGGTAGTTCTTTAAATATTCTTTTAGATATATTATCTTACAATACACACTATCTTGCTTACTTAGCCAACATGGCAACAAATGAATTATATCTTGATAGTGCAGATATAAGAAACAATATTGTATCATTAGCAAAGATGATTGGTTACACACCATCATCACCAAGAGCACCTATGGCCTCTATTGATGTTACACTTAATAATGCAACAGGCACAAGTGTTACAATGTCAAAAGGTACGGTGTTTACTACTAATGTTGATAGTACAACTTATCAATATGTAAACAATTCAGATATTACAATTACTCCGTCAAATGGTGTTTATAAATTTTCTGGTGTTCCCATTTACGAAGGAACTTTAGTAACTTTTAAATATACTGTTGATAGTACAGATGTTGACCAAAAATTTATTTTACCTACAGAAAATGCAGATACATCAACATTGTTAGTTAAAGTACAAGAAAGTTCAAGTGACACTAAAACAAATACTTATACATTAGCAGGTGGTTATAATAATGTTACTTCTAGTTCAAAAGTTTATTTTATACAAGAAGGTAAAGACGGAAAATATGAAGTTTATTTTGGTGATGGTGTAAACGGTCAATCTTTATCAGATGGCAACATTGTTATCTTTGAATATATTGTTACAAACAAAACAAATTCAAATGGCGCAAATTCATTTAGTTTATCAGGTACAATTGGTGGATTTTCAAATGTTACAATTTCTACTGTATCAAGTTCACAAGGTGGTTCTGAAAGTGAAACAAATGATTCAATTAGACACAACGCTCCATTAAATTATG